AAGGAGAGAAGGCCAGTTGTGGTCGATACACTACCTCTAAATCTTGTGTAATTAATTTTTTATTCTTCTATTTATATCTAATGCAATTATAATAAACACAAATAATATAATTATGTAACCTTCAAACATCTGTAACCTATCCTTTCATATGCTTTTGATATTGTTTCCATTCTATTTCACTTTTAGCATTTCTCGCGATTACTTTTATATCATCTACGAGTATGTCTAAAAGCACAACATCAAAGATATGTTGAAGTTCTTTATTCATTGTAACTTCCTTTATTTTACTTTTCAAAGTATTTGTCCAATTTATGTTTAGCTTGATTTATATCTCCAAACTTTATATCTCGCATAATATCTTTTATACGTTGTTTTCTTATGTCTTTACTCGACTTCTCTACTTTTACCATAGTTTTAGGAATAAAGCGCAACTTATCACTTCTTTTTGTTTGGTGATTTAAGTTTTGTGTAACTTCTTGACTTTGTTCGGTCATATTAAATTTTAGTGTTGTATTCCTTATTGTATCAATAATACAAACAGGAATTTTTACTTTGTATAAGTTTTTACGTAACTTATCAATATAATTTGTAAGTGATATTTTACTTGTAAAAGTAATTTCTTCTGTAGTTGAATCATTATCTGTAAATACTTCAATTTTCAATGTTGTATCATTAACAGTTGTGATTTCTGTAAAAGGTTTTTTATTCATTATAGTAGTATGTGGTTTTGTTAAGTTACTCCGAAATATCTGTAAAAAATAAGGGTACATCAAAAGACATACCCTTATTTACCGAGGTAGACTAAGAATTACTTCTTAATCTTGTTTAACTGTTCTTTACTCCGAAGATATAACGTAGGATAACGTAGTTTACCGTTACTATCCTTAACGTAATACAATTTCTTCCCTGTTTTCGTAACATCGTGACCATCAGAGATTGATTCTACTGATTCACCGAATTCTTTACGAAACTTAGTAATTTCGGGGGTATCGTATGAAGTTCCACCACCTTGACCGTTTGTAACCTTCCCACTATCCGACAACTTCTTAAATACGTCTTGTATTTGTTTTACATCCTCAGAAGAAAATCCATCCAAGTTACTCAAAACGTTATCAACTGACTTCTTGGAAAGTTTAACTTCCTTATCAGATTTCATAACATCTTTAATATCTGTTGGTGTAGGTTCTACACTAACGTTAGTATCTGTAACTTTGGAAGGTTTACGAGTGTTCTTATCCATAGAATACTCCTTCCGATTGTTTATGATTAATATTCACAAAAGAATTTACGTTACCTATGTATTAAATAAAACAAGTATTAAAGAAATATGTAGTTATCATTGATAAGGATTTCACACTTGGTATAGATAATAGAATGGGTCGAGTTTTCTTTTAGTGGAGACCATTGACCACTCTCTCCTCGGACAAAAAAAATCCAAAATAACTATCCATAACATATATTATAGGTCATTTTAAAATTTCACAAATAGACATATGGTTTTCAACTAAATATGACACCGAGTGAAAACCGACTACCCCGATACGGTGGGGGATAAAAGACCCACACCCAAAATCATTAAATTTTCAACATTTTTTTAAAAAATTTCCCCACCTCTCGTAAAATTGATAAGTTCACTTTACCAAAATTTTTGCCAGAAATTTCCCGGAAGCCTAGGCCTAGTCTTTTATAGTTTTAGTTTAGTTTTAATTAAGCTTTATATACTAAATATTTAGCTTATAATATATATATACTATATATACTATATATAGGGGAAGAAAAAATGAAACTTCTTGTTCATTTATTTCGTCTAATGTAAATTAGAGTAGAGAATGACAAGCCAAATACCGATAGCAAGGAAGAATTGTGCAAATTGGAGCAACGGCAAATGTTTAGGTTGTATGTTTAAAAGAGAAGATGATAAGCTGTATATCCATGTTGACAAAGATTTTGCAGGTAAGCCATGTGTTGTCGATGAGGGTTGTCAATATTTTGAAGAAATTGTACTGAAAGGTAAGATATGCACATAACAATGTTCGATGACGAAACTCTACTTGTAGATGCAGAGTCGTATTTTTATCTATGGTGTTGTGATTGTAACCTTAGACACCTTGTTGTAGTCGAAGCAGTAGGCAAAGGAGCTGATAAGTTCAAATCTGAAGATGGTAAGATAGCAATTGCTATGGCAAGAGATAGTAAGGCAACAGAAATAGCTCGTAAAAGAGATAAGATAGTTCTTTACCAACGAAAAGATAGGAAAAAGGATGTCGAGACAAAAAAAGCATAGACGTGCAATAGTAGTCCCTGACCAACACTTCCCTATTCATGACCAAGCAGCTGTTAATGTTGTTTTAAAGGCTATTGAACTTGTAAAACCTAATATTTTCATTAATCTAGGAGATGTTGGAGAATGGGAATCGGTTTCATCTTGGAAATATAAGAAGATAAAGCAGCCACCATTGGAATATCAGTTACCAATCATTGATAAGGAGATAGAAGGAGTCAATGAAGGACTTGATATGTTTGATAAGGTTCTGGATAAGATAAAATGCAAGGAACGGTACATATGTGCAGGGAATCATGATGAATGGTTAGACGCTTTTGTGGAACGATACCCCTATATGAAGGATTATACCTTTAGGAAGGCTTGTAAGTGGGATGAACGAGGATATAAGTACTTACCATACAATCATCCTCTTAGAATAGGTAAATTAACCTTTATTCATGGTGCGTTTGCTACGATTAACCATGCTAAGAAACATTTAGATACCTATGGAGCCAATATTGTCTATGGACATACTCACGATATCCAAAGAATGACTGGCACAAAGTTAAATGGTACGATTGGTTCTTGGAGTTTAGGTTGTTTAAAAGATATGTCAAGGGAACAAAATAAGTGGTTAAGAGGTAGACTACACAACTGGGCCCATTGTTTTGGCATTATAGATTGGTTTAGTACAGGAGATTTTAGAATGGATGTTGTTGACATTCACAAGGGAAAGACTTTCGTCTGGGGGCAGACGATAGATGGAAACAAGTAGGAGTTACTATGATTACTGTTTCCTTACTTGTCTACACTCGGAGGGGTGGCTGCGGGCACCTAATCAACAGGTTGGGAGTAGTGTAGATGAGAACAAAGACAATTTCCCGAAACCAAGAGGTATTGTACGAGAATGTAGAAGAATTTCGTAATTTCTACCCAGATAAAGAATTATTGTCTGATTGGAGAAAAGGAGAAGAAGGACAATGGGTTATTACGGATGATTTACAAGTATGTAAGATTTTAAGACGTAGTACTATGGATAACCAAAGAGGTAGAACTGTAGACTATGTAAGAACAATATTAGGAACGTATACAACGAATCCTAATGTTGATATGGGAGGAGTTCCTCCAAAGAATATATATTCGTTCTCAAATAAGAAGTTTTCTAAGAAACTTCGTGAAGAACGAAAAGAACCAACGAATAACGAATTCTTGTTTGCAAAGTATGTTGCAAAGGGAATGAGTCCAACGGAGGCTTATTTACGTGTTTTCCCTACAAATAAGAGACAATACGCTAAAGAGACTGCTCGTGGGCTTATGAAAACTGAAAGGGTACAGAAATTGGTTACAGAAGAAATAGAAGTTATCTTAAGTGAGATAGGAGCGTCTAAACACTACCTACTTGAAATGACTAAGAATATCATTGATAACCTGGATGGTAAGGATGGGGACAAGTTAAGAGCAATTGAATTAATGATGAAAATAGCTGGAATGTTTCCTAATGAAAAGAAAACAGAATCATTAACTGTATTTCAGGGATTTAGTGAAGAACAGTTAAAAAAGATAAGTTCTGAGAATGTAAAGGTGTTGGCTCATGCCGAAAAGAGAATCGATGACAAACCTGACTCTGTGTGATTTAGGAATACATAGTGAACTTCGTTGTTGCGTTGTTTGTGACAAACCATTGATTGACAGTCAAAAAGTTGTATTAATGGATATATTTCAAGTCGTAGCTGGTTGGGTATGTCCAAAATGTACATCTTTGTATGACTATGATGATAATCTTCTTGATATTGGAGATTTAGATGTCTATTCAGAAATTAAAGGATATGCCTGATACTGTATAGGGATTGATGGAAAATAAAGAAATAAATATTATACCAGACTTAAAGGAGAAGGATGAGGTTCTTGCGCGTTGTTATAGTGACTTGCTTTATTTTGGGAGGGCTTTTCTACCTGCTGATTTCCTTAATAAGAGCAGTTCTCCCACGTTCCATGAGGAAGTGGGTAAAAAACTTATTGATACTAGCCCTGGTGCCCGTATATGCAATATTCTTCCGAGAGGCTTTGGGAAGTCCATCTTATCGAAGGCTGCTATTTTACACAAGATTTGTTTCGCCCCAAAGGGACAGAGACAATTCATTGCATGGGTAGCTGAAGAACAAGGACAGGCCATTGACCATCTTAAATATGTTAAGAGTCATTTAGAGTATAACGAGTCAATAAGGTACTACTTTGGGAATTTAGCTGGTGATTCAGTTGGTAATCGATGGACTGAAAAGGATATTGTAACTGCCAAAGGAGATAGATTAATTGCTAAGGGTACTTCTCAGAGACTTCGTGGTAGAACTGAGATTGATGTTCGTTATACTGGTATTATCTTAGATGACTTTGAATCTGAATTAAATACCAAAACACCTGAAAGACGAGATGAGATTAAGAAATGGATTGTATCTACAGTATTTCCTGCATTAGAGGAGTCTCCAGGAAAAGAAGGTTGGATATGGTTATGTGGTACTATTGTCCATTATGATAGTTTTCTACAAATGGTTGTTGATGGAAATAGGTTAGCGAAAAGAGAAGAACGTAAATATCCTTGGGATGTAACATTTTATCGGGCATTACAAGATGGTAAGTCTATTTGGCCTGAACAATTCCCTGTATCTAAGTTAGATTCTAAAAAACGAGAATTTATTGAAGCAGGTCTTGTAAACAAGTTTGCTCAGGAATATATGAATGATGCTCGTGATTTATCATCAGCAGCGTTTAAAACAGATAGAATCAAATATCATGATGGAGTATTTAAGTCTATTGATAATTATTCTTACTTAGTTATAAGAAATGATGCAATTCCTATTAATGTTTATATTGGAGTTGATATAGCAGCTACAGCAACAAAAACTTCTGATTTTCAGGTTATTATGGTTATTGGAGTAGATTCAAATAAGAATCGATATGTATTAGAATATTATCGTGAACGTATCCCTACTTTTGATTTACCAGAACAAATTATAAAAATGGCCCGGAAATATAGTCCTGTTAGGAGAGTTACGATTGAAACAGTAGCAGCTCAGGAAATGGTACGTGATATGGTTACTCGGATGGCTTCTGAAGATAGAAGATTAATACCAGGAATATTTAAAGGGGTTAAACCACCTCCAGGTATTAAAAAAGCAGATAGACTAGAAACATCACTAGGTCCTATTGTAAATAGTAAAAAATTATATATTCGTAGAGAAATGACAGGATTAGTTGATGAGATGTTTGAACATCCTGTTCCAAAGAATGATGACCTTATGGATGGATTATACTATGCAGACTATTATTCTAAAGCTCCACTTAGTACATCTATATCAGTTGGGGAGATGAGAGCAGGAAAGAAAAAAGGTGGCAAATTAAGGGGATATTACAACTGGATGACAGGTGCTAGACGATAATTTGGAACTTTTAGACGATTTTAGCGTATTTTTCTTTGAAGTTACGCTATTTATACTTAACTTAGTAGTGAAGCGTAAGTCACATATATTATGGCAATAGAACAACACCCACAATCAAAAGAGAATCAAGAACTTCATAGAAGGTGGCGTGATGCTCGAGCAGACTGGGAAATAGAAGCAAGGAACGATATTGACTTCTATCATGGTAATCATTTTACCAATGCTGAGTCTGAGGAGATGCAATCACGTAATCAAGCTGATGTTCCTATGGATAGGATATCACCAGCTATTGAAAAGCTGAAAAGTGTATTAACAGCTAAACCACCTGTGTTTACAGCTGTACCAAGAGAAGATTCTGATGTTAAAGTTGCATCCGCTTGGAGAACAATCCTAGGATACGTATGGCAGATATCAAGTGGGGATGTCCACATGAAAGATGCTATTCATGATTATGCTGTAACAGGATTAGGATATCTGTATGTTTATATCGATAATGAAGCAGACTTTGGTAAGGGCGAAGTTAAGTTTACTTCAGTTAATCCTTTTCGCGTCTATGTACCACCATCATCTCGTGATAGGTTTTTTCAGGATGCTGATTCAATTATCCTATCAACAATTTTAACTGGTGAACAAATTGTTAATTTATATCCATTCTTAGGAGCCCAGATGGATGAGGAGACTGGAGAGGTCATTCCAGGAATCATTGAGGAAATATCTGAATATTCAGAAGAAGACTATCCAAATGCTCAAAATAAGAATGCTATGGTTATTAAGACTCCAGCTGAAGCTAAGGACTTAGACCATTTTAATCACGAAAAATACCAAATATTAGAAAGATTTTATAAGACCAAAGTACCATTCTATAGAGTGGTTGATTCTCGTAGTGGAGAAGAAATGGTCATGAATGAACAAGAATTTGCTGCATTTTTAGAAGAAAATCCAGGAGTGTTTGAGCGTGGATTGATGAACTTTGAAGAAGTATTACAAACACGTATTGGCGTAGTTGCAACTGTCGGTGAGGTTGTATTATATGAATCTGTTCTCAATACCGATGTATATCCTATTGTCCCCTTACCAAATATATGGTCAGGAACACCGTATCCCAAATCGGATGTTTCTAGAACAAGACCAATGCAGAGACTACTCAATAAGTTATGGTCGTTAGCTTTGTCACACGCTCAAGCTTCTGCTGGTTTGAAACTATTAGTTCCTTTAGGAAGTGCTGTAAATGGATTAGAACAATTAGAAAGAGATTGGGCCAATCCAAATGCAGTGATTGAAGTTGATACTTCTCAAGGAGAACCTCATTATCCTGCTCCGACACCACTTGCGTCTGAGTTTTATAGACTAATTGAACAAGCAGAATTTTATATAGATTTTATTTTTGGACTTCCTGAAATGATGCATGGATTTTCAGAAAAGGCTCCT